AAACTCCCCCTGCACCAGCCTTTTTACGGGTCATGGTACAGGGGGATTATCATTTTACGCTGACTTTGCGCTGACTCAGCCCAGATTCAGCGTATTCTGGGCAGCGGCCTGCTTGGCGGCGACGTGATTGGCGTCGATCTGGGCCTCAATACGATTTTCGAGGTACTGGGTCGTATCGCCGAAGTTGCTCTTGATGTAGTCCTGCGCGTCGTTGCTCATGCTTTTCAGGGCAGCAGACACGGCCCGCATCAGTGCTTCCTTCTGCTCCGCCTCATTGAACGTCCCGGCGGCTTTGAGGTCGTTGACGTATCTCTGGTTCATCGCGGCCACGGCATTGGCAACGGCATCGCCGATTTCCCGGACGAGCCGCTGCGCCTTGATGTTCTGAGTCTGGGCGTTGATTGCATCAACGGCAACTGGCAATGCCTTTCTGGATGCAGGCGGTCACGATGGGGACGCAGACCAGCAGGGCGACGTACAGCAGGCTTCTCGTAAACTCATTCATATTCGGTTACTCCTTTCATTCAGTGAACCTGATTCTTGCGGCGCTCATACTCCTCATCGCCTGCCAGTGCGGCCAGCGTGAAGGAATTGTTGAACCACCAGTTGACCAGCGCAGACACGGTGGTGAAGCCGGTGGAGATGAGCTGCTCGAGCTGGGCGCTCTCGATGGGCAGCACGGGCTTGCCCAGAGCGCTCAGGATCTGGTTGATGAGGGCCAGAGCCAGCATAGCGGTGCGGGCGATGGTGGCAGCGGAGACGGTGCGGGTGGTGATGATATGTGCGTTCATGGTGTCAAATCCTTTCTCTTTCGTGTTCGTTTGCTTCTAAATCCGCGATGCGGTGGTTTGCCACCTTCATGCACTGATCTGTTCCAGGAAGTCGAAATCCAGGCTGACCACAGCGCAGGTGCATTTGTCTTTGGTCGAGCCGATAAAGTGGGAGTCATATGAGAGCGTTCTGCTCGTCCGACATTCGTAGCCCTTAATATCCTGCACGAAACGCTTGGCAGCCTCGTCCCACTTGTTGCCGCCCCACGGCATGGCGTAGGGACAGCCATAGCATTCATGGCCCGGGCCATATCCTTCCAGACGATTGCCGGTATTGTCGGCGCTGCCGGATTTCTGCACTCTCTGCCCACACTTGCAGATATAGGCAGTCACACTCTCACCTCCGTGTCTTTCAGACGGTCGAGCATTTCAACCTGCAGGTCTTTGCTCAGGGGCTGGAAGCGGTTATTCCGCCAGCCGTAGCAGAGGATGGTGCCATAGATGGGCTGGCCGCGATAAGTACGGTTCAGGCCCTTGCCGTAGATGGCGTACACCAGCACCGCAGGGGTTCGGGGCAGGACCTTCTGCTCGCAAGGACACTGCAAAAGCGCTTCCATGCCCTGCAGCGTGTCCGGCAGGGTAGTCACGGTCGGGTCTTTGCCCGGCTGAATCAAAATACCTTTCATGCATTACTCTCCTTTGTGTATCCGTGCTTGATACGGAGCTTTTCCAGCTCGTCGTAGTAGGTGTCATGCGAAAATTTGACACTGGAAAGGTACTCCCGCTGGAATGCGTCGGACAGGGTGGAAAGAATCTCCAGCGCCGCCAGGGCTTTGCCAAGAGCGGAAGCGATGCTTTCAAGAATGCCGGTATTGCAATCTCGGCGGAAGAACCTGTCAGAGCAGTAATAACGGTCTGGTCGGAGTCTGCCGTCAGCAAAGCCCTGCTCCAGAGTGGAAGTGCCGGTGCAAATGTCAGCGGCCGCTTTGTTCAGGGAGGCAAGCTGCTCATAAATCAGCGCAGACTGCCATTCGGGCATATTCCGGATATATTCCAGCAGTGCTTTTTGATTTTCCGTGTTCATTTTTCTTGCTAAAACCTCCAAAGTGTGTTATCCTTCGGGGTGATGGGGATTCAAACCATCATCCCTTTACAGGCTCGCCGGTGTTCGCTGCATCGGCGGGCTTTTTTGCGTTGCGGGGCAAATCATCGACGTTGTCGATGATCTCAAGCAGATCATCAGCAGCGGCGCTGTAGACGCTGGCTCTCGCCTCGTGGCTGATACGCTGGATGATGTCTGCCGACTGTTCTGCCTGCTCATGGTGGTGGTATTCGAGATTCTTGTAACGCCGGTGCAAGCTAACGAGGTGGGTTTTGACATTCATTTCTCAGCCTCCTCGAGATATGCATTCACAGCATCCAGAAGCGTATCGCTGCGCTCGATGAGCCGAATTGCTCGTTTGAGCATCCAAATTTGGATGTCCAAAAGCTTATTTTTGAGCATGAGAAGCTCAGCTCTGAGCAGTGCATAGAGACGTTTCTTCATGTGTCCCTCCGGTTCTGCCGGCACTCCGGCTCTTCGGGGCGGGCGTGGCGGCGGTCGATGTACCTGCGGCGCTGCACTTCGCGCTCTGCGGCATGGTCGCCCAGCTGGACGAAGAACAGTGCCAGCAACAGCAGCACCATTGCGGTGATGAAGTCGGCGTCGGAGATGACGCCAAGGGCTTCGATGCTACCTGCAAAGCCCAGTGCATACAGCATCCCGACGGCACCGCTGGCCACGGCCAGCCAGTACCAGACGCCAGATTTGATTCTCATGCGGATGCCTCCTTTTTTATTTCTGCGGCACACCCAGCTGCACCAGCAGGGCGGGGACATTGATCATGATGCACCGGCCACTCTTGAGGTGAGGAATGGTGCCTTTAGCAAGCTCTTTGCGCAGGTAGTATTCCGAAAGCCCGGTGGCCCGGGCAGCATCGCGGACATTCATGAATGGGGTAGAGGGGGCGGGAGGAGTATGCTTCCTCATAGCGGTCACTCCTTTTTCTCGGTGGTGAAGATGTCGGCCATGATCTGGTCGAATGCGGGCAGACCAAAGGCGACGCTCTTCAGCTGGTCAATGCGGCCGTCAAGCTCGACGGTGCGCACCTGCCCGAACTCGGGGTTGGAGAAGATCTGTAAGTCGTTCATGTGAGTATGTACCTCCTTGTGGGTGGTTCCCTTTCCGTGTTATACTGAGACAGGAAAGGAAGTGAAAAAAGTGGACAAAGAAGAAATGCTTCGAATTTTTGCGGCACCAGAAAGAGTTGCAGAGGCAATGGCAAGAAAAGATGAGCTTGTGGAACTGCCGGACCCTCCAGAGCCTAGGCCCCTTCTTTCAAAGGAAGAAACGGCAGCTCTTTTGGATGCGTGTAATCATTCGAAAAATTCATATACTGAAGAAATGATGTTGGATGCTCTGAATGATTTCGTGGAACGATACGACGAAAACCAGAAGGCTCAAGAAAAAGAAAATCGTGAAAACCGCAGGCTGACAATTACATCGATCTGTGTAGGTGTTGTTGCTGCGATTTTCGGAGGAGCATCTTTTATCGTCGCTGCTATAACACTAATCTTGCAACTGTCAAAATGAACGCCCCAATTTGGAGCGCCAGCGCAATGCACTGGAAGAAAAGGGCCAGTTGCATCAGTTCAGTCAAGGTCCGGTTGGAAAGCCGCTCTTTCCAGCTGGGCTTTTTGTTGTTGTCCATGTGATTCACCTCCTTCAAGAATAAAATTCTACTTTAAGTAGACAAATCGGCGAAAAAAATTTGGTCAATGGGAATACCTACAACTTCACTAATTTTTTTCGCAATGGCTACAGTGGCATCTTCCGGTGACATCTCGATTTTACGGTATGTATCACGCGAAACGCCAAGCTTTTCCGCCATTTCACGCTGAGTGAAGCCTGCGTACTGGCGGGCCTGTTTTACAGTGAAGCCCAAATCCACACCCCCCTTTCGTCTAGGTTCGAGAATACTATACTCCACTTTTAGTAGAATGTCAAGAACTTAAGGTAGAATTTTTTCTAATAAAGGTTGACAATCATCTACTTTTGGTGTACTCTCTACATATAAAGGAGTGATTCGATTGAGCATCGCTGAAAATATAAAAAGAATACGATTAGAGCACGGCCTATCACAGGCCGAGCTTGGTAAGATTGCAGGAGTCAGTGACAAAGCTGTATCCACTTGGGAATTAGGTTCAAAAACTCCACGTATGGGAGCCGTTGAAAAGATGGCAACGTATTTTGGTATGGCGAAAAGCGCGATTGTCGATGATGCGCAACCGGCATATCAGTCTACTTCTTCCGCCCCCATTCCGCCCGGCTTCCAGCCTATGCCTTCTATGGATATGGTTCCACTGGTAGGCCGGATCGCCTGCGGTACACCTATCACTGCCGAAGAAAATGTAGAGCAAATGGTTTGCGTACCCTCTCGCTGGCACGCTACCTTTACTCTGACTTGCAAGGGGGATAGTATGGAGCCTCGTATCCACGATGGTGACTTGGTTGCCATTCGAAGCCAGCCTGAAGTGGAACAGGGAGAAATCGCCGCAGTGCGCATTGGGGAAGAGGCAACTTTGAAGCACGTCTATCTTCATGAGAACTTTATTGAACTGCGGCCTGAGAACCCCGCTTATGAGAGCATCATCCTCAGCAAAGAAGAAATGAATGCTGTGGTGATCGAAGGCAAGGCTGTGGGTCTTTGCCGAGATATATAAAATAAGAGGACTTCAAGATGGCAAAATGTACTCGATGCGGAAGGGCCGGCTTCTTTCTGAAGCTTACAAACGGCTTGTGTGACAACTGTATCTCTACTATCAGAATGGAAAGTGAACAAGCTGCCTTGCAGGCTCAGATAAATGAAATGTCGGGGAAACTTTCCGCTCAAAAAGCACTGTTCGAAAGTAACACGAGAGATAACCAGGCAGAATTGGAACGCCAAAAAGAGGCTTGTAAGAAAGAAGTCGAAGAGGCCCAAAAGGCTTTACAAGCTCAAATAGCCCAAATGGCTGAAAAACTTAAAAATCAAGAAGCACTATTTGATTTAATATCGGAAAAGGCCCGTTTGGATGGGAAGGCAAAGGCCGAAAAAGAAAATGAAGAACTGACTTCGCAGAGCCTTCGAATTAGTCAGGAAATTTTGAATAAAAGGCTGAATCTTGATAAGATCTCAGAAGAAACAGCGAAAGCTGAAAAATCTTTTCAAAATGCCGAGCAGAAAGTACGTCGAAGCAGAGAGCTTTTGAGAGCCATAAAGCACGCGGCTGAAGATTTTGGGACGGACGAGGAAAACCAAAATATTTATGCTCTCTTGCAGCAGGCCGATAAATTGATGGGGCCTACGGTAGTTCTGAATCTTCAGTGCTTGGATATAAAAGAACTGCGCAGGCGTTATCGCGAAAACGAAAAGAATATTCAGGCGACTTTTGATAAGTATAAAGACCGCTATACCACCAAAGCAAATATCACAATTTATCGTTTGATGGTCATCGCTCTGTCGGCAGAGCTTCAGAATGTGCTGAACAACATCGGATTTGGAAAGTTGGACGATGCACTGGCGGATATTAAGACCATAACAAATAAATATTATGCCATTGCAACCGATGGAAATCAGAGCATTGCACCGACCGTCAAGAAATTCATTGGAGAACTGGACTATTACTTCCAAGAGGCTGTAAAAATCGAATACGAATATTATGTTCAGAAAGAGCGTGCAAGAGAAGAGCAGCGTGCTATTCGTGAGCAGATGCGGCAGGAAGCTGAGGAACGCCGAGAACTGGAACGACAGCAAAAGCAAATTGAAAAGGAAGAAAGCAAATTCCATGACCAAATCAGCCAGTTGACTCAGCAGGTAGAAGTTTCTGTGGATGATGAAAAGACCGCCCTGCTAAAGGCCCGTATCGAAGAGCTGCAAAAGCAGTTGGCCGCAGTGTCTGAACAAAAGGAAAAAATCGTCGAACTGCAAAATGGTAAAGCGGGCAATGTTTATGTTATCAGCAATATTGGTTCGTTCGGCGAAGGGGTTTTCAAAATTGGCATGACGCGTCGTCTGGAACCTATGGAGCGTGTGCATGAACTTGGCAGCGCCAGTGTGCCGTTCCCGTTTGATGTGCATTCCATGATTTTTTCTGATGATGCTGTGAGTCTCGAAACAAAGCTGCATCACATCTTGAATGACCAGCGTGTGAATAAAGTCAACCTTCGCAAGGAGTTCTTCCGAGTTTCACTGGATGACCTCGAAAAGCTGGTTGCTGAAATCGCACCGACGGCAGAGTTTAAGCGAACTGTCTTGGCTGAGCAGTATCGTCAAAGCCTTTCCATTACCCATGTGTCAGATGATACTGATACGGAGATCTCTGATGATGAAGAGGATTATATGGACGTAGCAGAGTGAAATATTGTAAGGCTGAATAAATAAAAACGCCCCGGTGTTCCAGCACCGAAGCGTTTCATAAGCGGCTCACCCTTGCGGGGTCATCGCACACTCAAGCAATGCGATTATACCTCTTTTGGGCGGGCTTGTCAAAGTGTACCCAAACGGAGGTGTATTTTTATGGCGAGTTTTAAGGAGAAACTTGACAAAAACGGAAACCGCATCTACGAGGTGCAGGCCAGCAATGGGCGAGGGCGGCGTGTCTGGCGTACCTTTCGCCCTGAGCCGACATGGAGCAAGCGCACCATTGAGCGGGAGCTGCAGAAGTTTGCTGCTGAGTTAGAGCAGCAGCTGGCGGATGGGGAAGTGCTGACCCGTGAAGAGACTGCGCAAAAGGCCGCTGCGGAGGCCGTAGAGGCTGCCAAAATCAAAACCTTTCGGCAATATGCCGAAGCTGTCTATCTGCCTGAGAAAGCCGCCATGCTGGCAGAGAAGACCCGTGCCAGCTATACACAGCTGTTAGAACAACACGTTTTTCCGGCTCTGGGCCATGTGCTGCTGCCGGAGATCACCCCGGCCATGATAAAGGCGTTACTTTCCAGTCTGTCAGAGGAGCTTGCCTTCGCCAGCGTGACAAAGGTGTATGCTGTACTACATAACCTGTTTAAGGCTGCCTTGCTGGATGATACGATAGACCGGAATCCAATGGACAAGGTTCCGCGCCCCCGGAAGTCGAAGGATGCAGCCCTTCCTACAGAGCACAAGGCTTTTACTGCAGAGGAGACGCGGTATATTCTGCGCTGTCTGGATGGCGAGCCGCTCAAGTGGCGGGCGTTTATCCTGCTGCTTATCGATACGGGCTGCCGCCGGGGCGAGGCCTGCGGGCTGCAATGGCAGTCGGTGGATTTTGATACCAACACGATCACCATCGAGAGGAATCTACAGTACACCTCCGAGCGGGGCGTGTACGAGACTCTGCCCAAAAACGGCAAGACCCGCGTTGTAGACATCTCGTCTGACGTGGCCGCGCTTTTGCAGGAGCTGCGGCAGAGTCAGCTGGTAACGGTGCGCTGGGCATTTACACAGGACGATAGCCCGGAGCCTATGCACCCAGACACTCCAACTCGTTACTTCCAGCGATTTGGCAAACGGTATGGAATAGAGCACTTCCACCCGCACAAGCTGCGCCACACGTCCGCCAGTCTTGCCATCACCAACGGTGCCGATGTAGTCAGCGTCGCCGCGCGGCTGGGGCATTCTGACAGCAGCACCACGCTGCGGATGTACGCTCATGCCAACGAGGACAGCATCCGCCGGGTCGGTCAGACGGTAAGGAAAGCCTTGAAGCAGCCAGAAAAGAAGAAAGCTTGAATTTGATTCTGTTTTGTCGTGTCTCTTGATGACTCATATTCATCCTATAAACAGGATACTTAAAAACCGCAACTTGACCGCAACAAAAACCGCAACATCCTCGAAAAATCGAAGCAATTAACGAGATTGCACGATACAGTATCGGACAAACAAAATAATTGCATCACGCAATTTATTTGACAATGAAACAACACGACACAACACATTAAAAGTCCCTTTTATAGCTCGTAATGAGCAGGTCGTCCGTTCGAATCGGATCAGTAGCTCCAAAGTGAAATCCCCGAAAAGTGGCTTCGCGCCTGGGTTT